AGGCTGTCAGGGGTCAATTGGTTGGTGCGGCCACCGGCCTTGCGTGGCTTGCGGTCAGCGCGACGCATAGCCTCGCCACCTTCGCACTTGCCGACGACCTTGCCGCCCTTTTTGAACAAACGCTTCACAAGCGGACGTGCGCCGGTTTTTACGCCAGCATCTTCGGGCTCAGGCGGTGTCCAAGTCGAACTGTCCACCTTTGTGTGCGGGTCGGTCTGCGTAAGGCGTTTTGCCTTAGACCGCCCACGGTCGTCTTTCTTGTATTCTTCACTCATAGTACGTACTCCAGAGTTATCGACGGCGTCCCGCCATGTTGCCAAAATAGGGGTTACTCGACGCTGGCAACGATGCGCCAAATTTCGTGAGAACATGATCTACCATTTGAGAATTATGAACTCCGCCACCCCTCTTGTATGGCGCGGGAACCATTTGAATTGTTCCATCTGGCATTATTTGTTGTATCATTTGACGTTTGCCGCCCTTGTCAAATGGACCTGGCTTGGCATTCGACCGCATTGTCTGAATATCGCTTATAGCTTTGTTATACGCATCTAATTCATTGTGACCTTGATCTATGTAACCCTTATAAAATTTATCGAATTGCTGTTGAGTGCTTAAACCAAACGCGCCCGCAATTCCTTCGGCGATGCTTGGACCTTGTAAATCACGCAATGGTATTGGAGGTGTTGGCACATTGCCGGCTGTTGGCATTGGCTGTGTAGACGGTGCTGTTGGTTGTGTAGACGGCGCATTGCCACCCATGTTCTGAGTAATCGCATCACGAGCAGCGCGAACGCTCGCGTCTGACGGCCCTGAAGGTTGAGGCATCTGCCCTTGGGCATACGGATTAATCGGCCCCGTAGGCTGCGGCATCTGGTTAGCGTAAGTGCCGGCATTATAGCCCTGCATTCCCGCAATGCCAGTATTGGCCGCTGTCGTATATTTGTTGGCGATGTCCGCAAACGGATTAGATGGAGATTCACCCGTGGGTTGGGGCATCTGACCTTGGGCATAAGCGTTTGGTGGTGTTACAGGTTGTGAAACGCCAGGTGTTGCTACAGCAAGATTAGCATTAGGCGCTGGTTGCATAGGTTCAGGCGTTGATGGCTGAACAGCAGCAAGAAGTGATTCAGCAGGCGTACCCGTTGCCGATCGAGGTGGTTCAAATGCTCCGCCGCCTAATGGTGGCGTGTTAAATGTGGTTGTGCCGACAGGCTGTCCAAAAGCCTGATCCATTCTAGCAGCTGCCGCCTCTGCTGCGTTTGCTTCTGATACGTCTTTTTCCGTACCGACGCCATGCATAAGACCAGATGGAGCAACATCCGCTCGACCACTAGCCAACGCGGCATTTACGGTTTCGTGCGGATTTATAAATGATTTTGCAAGTTGCGGTGGGTTTTCTTTTGCTTCGGCAGGAGAAATAATAGCATTGCCAATCGCGCTTGCGACGTCAGAAAAACCTTTTCCGAACGTATTATTCATATCGCGCATGCCCTGTTGGGCATCTTGTGCCGATGCCGTTGCGGCGTTTACGGCACCTTGCGCCTCGCCGACGTCACGCTCGCTAAACCCACCCGTGTCACCACGAAGGCCGCCTACGCTATCCCCGCCACGGACGTCACCGCCGTCATCAAACGCATCACGCGCATGCCAGATTGCGCCTTCAACCTTGCCACCTTTTTTGTATGCCGTGCGGCCACCTTTTTTAAAGCCATATTTTTTTTGGTTAGCAAGGCCTTGTAAAACGCTTTCAAGCCATGGCTCGTCAATGTTTTGGAGCATTTTTTGCTCTTCTGTCATCTTTTTAAACCCAGAGCGAGCGTTGGGATTTTCAGAATAAGGATGTAAAATTCCAGGTTTATGTGGTTCTTCAGCAAATTGTTGCACCGCTTGTGGCAAAGCATAATGACGTTGAACCAATGGTACGTCTGCTACATAACGGCCGCTTGTTATTTCTGGATATGTATTATGCTCAAACGCAGATGCCTCAATGCTTTCTGGTGTAAGTTCTACTACTCGATGGCCAATCATATTTCCGCCAGTTTTAAGTAAATCTGGGTCAGTTAAAGCTACTCTAGTCATACCAACATGAGGAAAACCTGCTTTGTGATATCCCGACTTGTCCATGTGTTTGACAATTAGGCTGCGCGTGGTTCCTGGTAATGTTTTTAAAAAATTTCTTGCGGCCCATGGGTCATCAAGCCCTGGCCATTCTTTCATTTTCTCAATAGCTTTATCGCGCTTATCCGGATCCTCAAACAACCCGGCGCGAAGTTCTTTATCAAATTTTTTAACTATTTCCGGTTCAGGTTTTTGATTTGCTATCTGCGACATAAGCGCATCAGACATTTGAAACGATGAATCAACAGATTTTGGACCCATAGGAGAATAAACCCCGTAAACTGGTCCTTTTTTTTGCAAACTTTCGATTAATCTTTTATTTCTTGTTGTTTGACCAGCCGCATTTGCCCATACAGCGCCTTTGTTTGGCTCAAGCATGTATTGTGGTCCAGCGTGAAGGTCTACAGGCCAAGCCAACTCCCGCCCATGCATATGGGTTAACCTTCCCAACCGAGAACGATCTCCACCAAGATTTACTAATGTTCCGCCCTTTGCGGTATTATAAAATTGTTCGTATGTTTGTTTTTTTGGCGTAAGAGGATTAACACCCGGTATTGGATTTACTGTAGCTTGAACATTTTCAGGGCTAGTAGGTGTTTTAAACCCATAAAAAGATTGCCCAAGATTTGCATCATAATCAGAAGTTATTGCATGAGTTTTTTGAGCAATGCCAAATGCTTTTTCCCGCATAGCAGGATCTTCATGTTCAATTGATGGAATGGCCGCAAGGCGTTGACGAACAATATCATCTTCTGGTGACCCGCCTTTTTTAAGTTTTACCCGTTCAGCCGGAAGGACTGTTTTTGCAAGGCGAAGCACGTCTTTCATTATTCACCCCGTGTAATAGCAGGGATGATTGATCCCAACAGATTGCGTGTTACAGCTTCGCTTTCAGGATGCACGGCTAAGTTTTGGGCAAGGTCAATCATTTGAATGCGTTCTTTTGCAATCATTTCTTCTTGCTCCATAGCGTTATCCGCTTGGTCTTTCTTCATCGTAGCCGCTAACTGAGCCGCCTTAATCTTGGTATCCATCATCTTGGCGTCAGCAAGCTTTTCCTTAATGATCAAATCAATACCATCAACACGTTTCTCGTGATCCGTAGGTCCTTGTTGCTGGCCAGCCGCCAATCCTTCTTGTTGGGCTTTAGCCATATCCAACTGCATACGAGCCTGATCAAGAGCCATCTTGCCTTTAGCTTCCATAGCTTTCGTATCGCTGTCCTGCTTCTTGATCTGCATCTCGGCCATTTTCTGTTGTAGCTCTGGCGGAGGCGTGCCTTGTGCATCTTTCGGGATCATAAATTGTTCAGGATTCGACCAGCCAACTGCCTGCAATGCTGCAGTGTCAATCGCGATCGGGTCATACATCGACGGGTTCTGTGCTTGGATTTGCTTTAGAGCAATAACTTTCATCAAACGCTGGGTCTGCGATGCCGTATTAGGATCTGCCTGAGGCACCAAGTCAACTTGATCTAAAGCACGAAGAAACGTTTCCTCATCCCATTGGCGTGCAGGACGGCGGTTTTTTTGCCAGAAAGACTCTGGGTTTTCTTGGAAACACTTTACCAATAGCTGGAACTCATCTGCTTGCGCCGAATGCATGCGCTTGTGCACCGAGCTTAAAACCTTTGTAGCCTGATCAATCAACGCGATCGTTGTACCGACCGGCGCATCCTGCTTGCCTTCACCAACCGCTTGCTCGGCCGTACCGCCAACGCGCATCCCCGTTTGGTTGATGTTTTCCACGAGGGACATAAGGCCGCCACCAACATCCTTGTACGGCAATGGCATAACGGCTTGATTGATAGGCATACCGCCAGTCTTAACCAAAGCACCGCCACCAGGAGGCACACGGAAGATATTTGTGTTTTGGCGGGCTCCCGTATCTGCATACAAGAAGCCTGGGAAGTTTGCGTACATACCCGCGTCGAGCATTTCGCGCCAAGCTGCAGTCAGTGCGTTCGTCGTGTTGCCTAGGATGTGCAAGAGACCCAGATCATAAAAGCCCATCCCCGGTACAAATGTGTACTTGACGAAGTTCTGGCGGGGCTCAGGTAAATCTTTAGTATCTTCGTCATAGTTGCGTACAATGGATAGGATTTCTCTTGATGATACATCAATCGTTACTCTGTATGGGATTTCGAGGCCTGTTTCGCTACCTTTGCGCTTATGCTCAAACCCTTTGATGTTTAATTCACAATAGCATTCGTAAATTTCGCGGTCACGATCTTCGGGGTTGTTGTTCTCTACCTTGATGCCCTGTTGCGCTTTCTTTTCGCGCTGTGCTGCATCTAACTCCACCATCTTTGGTGTTGACAGGTCAACGTCTTTATACACGCCAAGGATTTGCATCCGCTTGACGGTAGAGCCGCGCATCATGATACGATGGGTAATACGCTTGGCGTTTGATAGGTCCGTTGCCGAGTTGTTGACAATCAAATCATCTGCGTCGACGCTTTCGCTAACTGGACGACCGCGTAAGGGACAGAAATATACTTTCTTGAACGCCGTCCCGCCAAAGCCCAACATGAGGAGCATTCTGTCGGTATCAGGGTAATACTCTTTGGCAGTGGCCGTGAGGTAGTGGTTGAGGTCGTTCTCAAGGTCGTTGGCAAGTTGATCGGAGGCGAGGGTAGCATTGTTGTTATCCTCCCTGATCTTTACGGGTCCATCCGTAGGCAATAGTTCCGACCGAGCGTTGGCTTGAAACCGTAGCACTGCTTCGAGCAAGAGCGGGTGCCGAACGCGTGACATACCTTCAACGGGCGCGCCGTCCGCTGCACCTGCCAGACCGGGAATTTCCACTTTGAGGCCCAGAAGTTTAATGCCTTGTGCACGGTCTTCAATCCATTCCTTGCGTGATTCTAAATCGTCTTGGATGCCTTTGATTAGATCACTTGCGATCGCGCCAAGCTCAAACTGGTCTATTTCGTCAACTAGATTGTCAAACCACTGCTCGCCATTCTTTTCGGCCTTTTCGAGAGGCGACCCGTCAAGTGTCAACGTAATTGACCCATCGGGCAACTCAATGGTCATCAGGTTTCCATGCTCGTCCATCCCTGCGGATGTTTCGCCGTCATCCATAATGATCTGCAGTTCTTCCCCGTCAAACGGTTCGGTCATGTCTTCGCCAGGAAGGCGCAGGTTGGCTGGAGCGAGTGGCATTCGTTAAACCCCGTAAAGTGGTATGGGCGGAGCACCACGGTGAGCCTTGAGATCATCAAGGTCCGCCTGCACTTCCTCTGCCCTCTGGATAAACCCAGTCTTGCGTAAGTATCGCATAGCATAGGCCACCGTGTCCACTAGGTCGTCATGTTTGGCTTTCGGGAACCGCATGCACTGGGTAATTACGTCGTCGGCCCATGCCTTGTCGGGGGCGTAAACGAGGCCCTCCTCGAACAAATGCTGGATGGAATAAAGCCGTGCGGTCTTGTCGATACCCTCTGGATCCACCAGTTGGACGTGGAATTTGCCATTGGAATACAGGCGGCGTAGCTCAGAGGCTACAGGAATTCCGGCGGCTTTGTTTTCGATTAGGATCTTTTCGATCGGGAACTTCTTGGCCGTCCATGATATCTTTTCCACAACGCCGGCGAACGGAAGCCTTTCCTGCCATGCGTAGATCAGCATAACCTTTGGATGGGGCTGTTTGTAGGTACGCTCAATGCGATAGGCTTCACCAGACTTGGCGGCAGACGCCACCGGATCCTCGGAGAACACGCCCCAAACGGTCATGGCGGTAAAGTCATTCTCTGATTTTTCGCTCAAAGCGGTATCGACGGCCGCAATGATGTGGTCGAAATCAGGAAACATATTGTCGTTTTCCCACAACTGCCACATGGACTTCTTGATAATCCCGCCGTCGTCTGGGGTTGGCTGCTGCTGGAACTGGCCGGAAGCGGCAAAGGATCCCATGATTTTCTTTTCACGGGCAACGACATGGGCGGGGAATCGATCGGGGAATAGGAGCTCACCCTTTTCGGTGCGTGGGTCTTCGTAGCCTAACATAGTTGGAGCGGCGCGGTCTGGATCGTACTCCATGGGGAGCATGATGTGATCGTAACCCAAACCTTCTTCTAGGATCACGCCAGATACATCCTCTTCGTGGAGGCGTTGCATGATGGTGATGATGGCCGACTTGTCGGGGTTGTTTAGGCGGGTTGGGATAGCGGTCTTGAACGTGTCAATGGTTGATTGGCGTTGGGCTTCGGAGTTGGCGCTGTCAACCGAATGAGGGTCATCGATGATCACGCGATCGCCACGGGCGCCGGTCATACCATCAATGGCAAGAGCTTGGCGAAACCCAGTTGAGGTGTTTTCAAATTTTGTCTTTTGGTTCTGATCGCCTGTCAACTTTACGTGCGGCCACATGGTTTGATACCAATCAGAGGCGATAAGCCGGCGCATCTTGGTCGAATCACGGATGGCGTTGTTGAGGGAGTGCGAGGCGCAGACGTAGCGCAGGTGCGGCATATTCCGCGGGCCCCATTCCCAAGCAGGCCAGAATACGTTGACCAGTAGGGATTTCATTGTGCCTGGCGGGACGTTGATCAGGAGGCGGTTGTAGTAGCGCTCATCGTCGATCATCATCTCATCGGTAATAGCCGCCAAATGGTTCGCGATCAGGTCCACATGCCAATTGTGCAGGTAAGGCTGCCCAGGCTCTACAACGTGCCATGCTTGGCGAATGAACTCCGGCAGGGATCGGAAGCACTTTTCCCGTCTGGTCTTTAGCAGCGCCTCTCGAGCGTCAATGTTCTCACCCTTGTGTTTGATGAAGACGGGAGCGTTCATTAAGCCTCTACGGCCGCCGCAAGGGCCAATTCAAGGGCGTCAAGCGCCTCATCGTCCAATTGTTCCACATTGATGGTTTTTGCCTCGATCTGCACTGGGCCGCCGTCTTTGCCAGTCAACGCCATCTCTTTTCGCTCGGAATAGTCGTCCCTGAAGCGTGAAGCCACGTTTTTTAGCCAGAGTTGAGCGTTAAACTCACGAGAGGAAAGGTTTTTGCGCCCCGCTTCTTCCCACCAAACCTGCGATAATTCCCGCGCATACGCGAGAGCCGCCCGAAATTCTTCGTGTTCTTCCTT